AACGCCAAGGGAAGGGCGTCTGCCAGAAGGCAGGGTATGAACTTAAAGCCGCCTGTAAAAAAGGGTGACAACCCACGCAGAGCAAGTTTTCTTGCCAGAATGGGCAACATGAAAGGCCCAGAGTACAAGAACGGCAAGCCAACCAGATTGCTTCTGTCCCTGAGAGCATGGGGTGCAAGCAGTAAAGCTGATGCAAAAAAGAAGGCAGCAGCTATATCCAAGCGCAACAAAGCGAAGAAGAGGAAAGCATAATGCCTGGTCATAAAAAGAAGGGTATGAAAAAGAACGGCAACGGTATGCTGACTGCAAAACAAAAGACTTTGCCAGCAGCATTACAGAAGAAAATCATTGCAGCAAAGAAGAGGAAGAAGTAAATGCCTGGACATTACGGTGGTAAAAAAGGTGGCATGAAATCTGCCAAGATGAAGAAGCAAGCAGCTACGGCTATTGCTATGAAGAAAGCTGGCAAGAAGCCAAAGAAAAAACGGTAGAACAAAGGGGGCTGTTACGCCCCCTTTTCTTAGACTACAAACTCTCCACCATTGTAGAGATACTGGGTGAGTTGGTCTATCATATACTCTTCAGTCCATATCCCCCCAGCCATTGTGCCATCTGGCAGCATCCCCTTTCCTTTGGGGTAGTAAGGCTCAATCCCATGAGCCTCACCGATTCGATACATACCCCAACCAGAGACAACAAGGAAGCGATAGTAAGCATCAGCGTGAACTCTCGCCTGATTCCATTTTTCTGTCTTGACGGTACTGAGTGAAACAACAGCCATCAGAAACCCCATTGTGACATAGAGGGATCTGGTTTCCGTTGTATACCCAATCCCCAGACATTACGTTGTGGGTCTTGCCACAATACTCGCATTGCACAGTCCTTGCAGAAGTAACCATGCTTGACTTGTTTTGCTGCTTCTTTTTCGCAGTCATCACAAATTATCTTGTCCATACAATTCTACCAGAGCTTTTCGTGGTATCAACCAAGTACCACCAACTCGCTCTGCCTCTAGCTTTCCTGACTTTAACATCCTGTACATCAGGTTAAGCTTTGTTTTATCGTCTGTGCCGAACAGGATCAAACACGCCTCTTTTGCTGTATATAACAGCTTGCCATCAGCACTTTTAAAATGGGATGTCATCATCATCTGTTTCCTTAACTGCTGGCTGATACTTCTGATTGATGGCATCACCGACAGGCTTGAGGCCGCCTTGCGATATACCGTCAGCAATGTTGTCTTTTGATTCGTAATCTCTCACCTCAGATATTGCTATGGACAAACTGTTGTCATCGTTTTCAAAGACTGCAACAGAATATCTTGAATCACCTCGCAAGTGTATGTCTGCTGGCGATCCATCTACAAATGGTTTCCAGTTACCATTGCCATGCGTTCCACGTTTATGATCATCATTTGGAAACACTTTGATTGTGGTAACTTTGATATATTTTCTAGCCATTACGCCTCTCCTTTGAGTTGTTTCATTCGTAACTGTATTCTATCAACAGCCATCTTTGCCAAGTCAGGGTTATGTTGCCTCATGTGGGCAATACCATTCTTGACATGATCAGTGTTACACCAAGCGATAAACTTACCTTTGTCAGTAACCTCGCCCACCTTTTTGTTTACCTCACCGAAAAACTCTTGCGTCTTTCGTACTTCTGGATCGTCATCACGCTTTGCTGGAACAGGACGCTCTGGGTCAACCACAGGCTTATTTTCTGCTTCTGCCTGTGCTTCACGCTTGCGGCCCACAGCGTCCATCTCGTTAGCAGACGCATACTCACCACCGCTAATTCCTATGGAACTCAAAGCCCTTCCGATTGATGAAGTCTCACAATTCTCTAAAGCTGATGTTTGATTGACATGGCCCTGACCTCTGATTTCTTCCGCCATGCCAGAGCCTACCACAATGCCATCAGAGTTTGTAATGATGGCTTTGACAACCACACGCTGCCCATCATCGACAAGGATCTGTGTGTCCACACCGTACTCAGTACCATAAAAACGCCTAAACGCTTCCATCCGATGCACTACCTGGGTGTACATCTTACCGCCACGTTGCTTCACGCCATGAGTTTTGTTTAGTTCATGCACAAAATCCATGACATCACTAAATTTATTTGCCATTCTTTTTCTCCAACAAGTCTGCTATTAGACGAACCGCAGTTGTAAATGCTCTGACTTGATCATCTACAATCTTTTCAAGCTCCTCAATTCGATCTCCCATGACATCAATCCGCTGATGTATTTCCATCTCTTGCTCAGTCATACCAATTATCTCCATATAATTTTTCAGCCAACTCCATCATTTTTCTAAGGTTGTCCAAACGACATTTAAGAGGAAAATAATCGTTAGAATTTCCCTTTTCGTAGTACCTGACATGATCTGAGGCCTCTTCTTCTATAAAATGAATGAAGTCAGATATTGGAGGAACTTGCTTGTGTAATTTTTCCTCATCACCCCACTCAAAATCTTTCCCATAATAATCAACTTGGCTAAGATTATTTTCGTAGCAGTACGCTTCTTGCACGATGTCTGCCCAATACCATTTTAAAGTTGGCCCATCGTCTTCAGTATCGTAGACTTCATCAAACTCAATAGTAACATGATCACTTTCAAAAACCTCATTCAGATCAACACCTTCAAAATGTTCATATATTGCTTCTTCACAAAGTTCAGCAATATCTTTCTTATAAATTCTAGCTAACGGCTCTTTGTTTGGTTGATGAGATTCCATTGCCTGATCCCAAGCAAGCAAGTCCGGCTTGCCACGGACATCAAAATTAGGAACTACAGCGTTGCTGTACTCAATGTACACATCAATGTGCCTAAAAATTTCCTTATTTTTATCTGTCATTTGATTCTCCCTTATAAAAGTTTTTGTGCCACATGATATGCTGCTGTCTGCCTGATTCGGCCTTCAGCTTTCGGTCATCTACACAGATGATACCTTTCTCCTTCAACTGCTTGTATCTGGCAGTGATTGTGCTATATCTCAAGTGCGGCAGGGCATTGACTATCTGGTCAGATATTGCGCCTGTCGCCCCAAACTTGGCGATAGTATCAGCAACAATCCTCTCCATATCACTGACAGGCAAAGACTCAGCCGCATCATGGCTGGTGTCTGGGTCATCACGCCTGACCAGCTTGAAAGCTGGTGTGTCGAATAAATCATTCATTTAACTCTCCATAGTCTGAAGCCATCCTCTTTTAGAGTTCGGCTCATCAAACGCAAACCTTTGCGATAAGCTTTTTGTTGACACTTTGATTTTTGTGCTGCTGTCTTTACAACAAAGCTATCTCCAATCTCCATATCAAAGATGATGTTGTAATGCTCACCAGCCGCCTCTGGGTCATACTTGGGAACTGGTATGCCTTTTTCTATCTCAAAGTATTTCATTTGATTCTCCATACCTTTATGCACTCTCTTCCTTTGTACAAAACAGAGCGTGTGATTACGTCACCTTCAGGTTTTCGCCTCAGAAATCCATAAATTCGGTGAGCTTGTTTTCTATCTGGACAAATAACGTAGTCATTTACATCCATGCTGTATGCTATCTGCCTTGCCTCTGCCAAGGATGGGTGACGATCTAGAGGGTAATCTATTTGCTTACCTTCTTTTACTCCCATAAGCTTTCCCCAGATAATTTCAAACATTCAATCTCTCCATAATTGTTTTGCTAGTTCAAGAATATTTGGGCCGTGACGCCTTGCTATCTCGTTGAAGTCTGGCTGTACCAGACCAGCGAGTGTGTGCCAGTTGCCCCTTGCAGCCCTCACAAGATTTTGTGTTGTTTTCCAGCTACGGACTGCATGATTGTAAGCACGTTCAAGACTTTCATCTGTGAGTGCTTCACAATTCTGTGAATTTGCTATGTGATACCCTGATGCTGTTACATACAGCAGTGAAGGTGATTGACCTGAGGCTTTCCAATAAACAGCCATCTGCACAGTCTGATTCCACGATGGCGTGGTCTGTGGTTTTGGTATGCGCCAACTTCTTGTGCCATCTTTTTTGGGTGGATTGCGTAACGGTAGCTGACATTTTGTATCAGCAAACTCACCGCCAGCATGGTAGTCTCTGTAATACATGATTGAAACATCAAGGCCATCTACCTTGTGCCAGCTTTGATGCTCACCCTCTACCAAATTAGCTTTTGCTGACCATTCTTTCACGGCCTCAACGGCGTTAGCGACCATATCTGGAATGTGTTCACGAAAAGCCTGATGTTCTTCTGCGTCTTTTTCTTCCCACGTCCGCGGCTTGTATTGATCGTAGCGTGACATTGTGTGACGGATTGCTTCTGCTACCGGCATACCTTCCTGCTGACCTATAAGATCGTTGTAATCATCAAGGCCCAAGATAAGATCAGCCCCACTTTGTATGCACGTTCCAGCGTTCATCCTAGCTGACCCAGGTGTACGCATCTTGTGGACTTTTTGTAACCACTTCTTTAACACCCACTCTGCTTTCTCTTGATTAGCCCCATACGCACTATCATAGCCGTATCCAAAGTCATCATAAAAATCTGGTAAAGTCATGTCAATTCATTCCTAATCGTGTAAGATAGTGTAAGAACTAATTATGTATTGACCAGTTGTCAATAGTTATTTTAGGATAAAAGCATGAAGTTAAAACAATACATAAGACAATCAAGAATGACACAAACTCAGTTTGCAAAACAAACTGGCTTGTCTCTGTCTTCTGTAAGCCGCATCATCAGCGGTGAGAGACAACCAAGTCTGAGAGTGATGCAGATTATTTATCAAGCTACCAACGGAAAGGTAAGAGCCGATGACTTCTTTACAGATTGATTGCATGAGATGCCAAGGCAAAGGCTGGGTTTATGTGCGTAACAACTTTGATCCAACCGGCGGTGATGTAGTGCCTGATTCTTGCTGGGACTGCGATGGCACAGGTAAAGAGCCTGTCAAAGATGAACAAACATTGGAGCAGATACGCAATGCCGGAGCAATCAAATGAGAGTAAGTTTCCGATCCTTTGTCGTTACACGCATCAAGATAACCCTATACCTAATGGCTGGAAGTTTACTTTACTTTATGGTCATCATGGTCGCTCTGGGT